GTGCCTGCGGCGCTCTGCGTCATCGTATTGCTTCCGTTCGCCGCAGCCTGCCGCCGAGTCGTCGCCGTCGTTCCGTTGCACTGTACCGCAACGAAATACCGGCCAGGCTGCAGGATCGGAGACTGCAGCAATGCGATGTTCTGCATGGCATTGGCACCTGCTGACAAAGTGCCGGCCACGGCGCTGTTGGTGATCAACGTTCCAGTGGTGTCGTACAAAGCCACAATCAGATTGTCGGTGCCAACGGTCGCGCCGTTGAGCACACCGATACCGGTCCATTGCGCCACGTGCGGAACGAAGATTTCCGACCGGTACCACGTGCCGGCGACGTGCACCGCCGACGTGCCGAGCGAGGCGAAAGCCAGAATCGGGACATTCGGTAGGATACGCGGCCCTTGCACGGTAGTCGGCGCAGAACTGCCGCCTGTTGCGACCTCGCCGACGTTGCCGCCGAAGGTGCCGCGCGCGGACAGCCCGGCCGCTCGCGAGGGGAACGTTTGGGCGGGCTGCCCGGTTGCGGCAACGGCGTAGCCCTGAGCGATCAGGGCGGCTTCTGTGTCGTCAGGGCCAATGAAGACGGCGCCGGAGGCGAACGTGGCGTAGGGGCGAATGAGAGTAACAGCCATGTCGTTCTCCTTAGACCGAGTAGTACTTGACGGACAGTTCAGGGTACGTCGCCGCCCACCCGTAGAGCACGTCAAGCCTCATGATCGAGTTGTCGTTCACGCCATCGTAGAACTCCGTGACCTTGATCGTGAAGCCGTTGTAGGTCTCCTGCGCCACGTCGATGACGCCCTTTCCGCCAGGCGGCGCCCACATCGGCACCATCGCCAGCGTGAAGGCGTCGCGGTGATAGGCCACGTTGCACTGGTAGGCCGTGCTGGCGGCGCCGACGATCAGGAACGGCGCGCCGGTCGTCGGGCTGGCCGTGACGTTCTGGAACGGACCGGACGTGACTAGAGCAGGCGAAGTCGGGAGAGAAGTAGCTCCGGCCGCGAGGTCTTCGGTGATGACGAATTGGGCGAGGACACCTGTGCTCTGCCGCGACTGCGGATTCACGGCGAAGCAACCCGGGAAGGTAACGATCGTTCCGCGAGTGATCGTGCCGCCAAGGCCGACGACGGTGATTGCCGATCCAGTCTGGTTGGCTCCGTTGATGTTGGTTCCGGCGACGTTCTGCGTGCCGTTGGTGTGCGTATCGACGTTCTGATCCATGCCATACGAGAGGCCGAGAGAATCGACCATCAGGCCGCTTCCAAACTGCTTGCTGACGGGCCCCTGCGCGTTGAACAGGCCCGAGAAGCCGGCGACAGTAGCAGCGTTGAGGCCAGGGCCCATCACGAATGCACGGCGCTTGTCGCGCGCGGCGCCCATCTCGTCCAGGCGGCGGTTGCAGGCGGTCACAGCGTTCACGGCATCAATCTGCGTCGTCGGCAGAGCGCCGGTCGGGTTCAGAGCGTTGAAGGTCGAGAAATGGGCCAGAGCAAGCCCCTGCCGGTCAATCTCGTTGGCGATCGGAGCGATTGCCGCCGTCAGCTTGTCCTCGAGCTTCGTCAGTGACAGCGTGCGCTCGACGCTGGTGAAGTTCAGGTCCGTGCCGCCCTGGCTAAGAACGAGCGGGACGGTGGTTTCCGTCGTCGCCTGCGGCGCGGCAACGCGGCCGGTGCGGTAGGTGTATCGCGGCGGGCGCTTGATGTTGATCGTATTGCCCGGCGCATAGCCGCGGCCCATGTTCCCACTGAATTCCGCCTCGAAGTCGCGATTGACCATCGAGCTGAAAGTCAGTTGGTTCTCCAGAACCGCGAGGGATTCCTTCGCGACGATGGAGCAGGTGATAAGCGAGTTTGCCATTGTGGCTGTGCCTCATGAATGGATTATCGACGCGCCCAAACGGCGCCTTGTTTTGCCCGAGCGGCGCGGTATGCCTCGTGGTCCATCTGCGCCAGGTCGGATGATTGAGTCCGCGGCGAACGAGTGATACTGGCTGGTGCTGGAGCGTCTACAACGTGCTTCACGGAGGGCTTTTCAAGCGCCGCCTCCAGGCGTCCGATTTCACGGGCAGCAGCAGTCGGAGACAAGGCATTAAGCCTTTCAACGACCGTAGGATTCTTGGCCAGATAATACGCTACTTCTGGCCCTTTGTCCGATGTGAGCAGAATATCAGAAACTGCCGGAGTGATGGTGACATCTGCAGAACCGACGACCGCGTCATAATCGGAAAACACGCTGCGAGCGGCATTCTGCCGTTCTGTCCATGCCTTCGCGACTTCGCGTGCTTCTGCAGCCTTCTTCGCCTGCTCAGACGATTGCTGCCGGCGCTCGAGCGCTTCCGACACCTTCTGCTCTGCCTTCCACTCGGCAAGCGCCTCGACATATGTGTCGTAGTCAGAGAAATCTGCCGCTGACGGCTTCTTCTCCGCTTCCTGTTGCGGCGCCTTTGCCGGTTGTTCGTTGGCCCTGGCTTCAGCCAAGCCACGCCAGTATGCAGCCTCGCGCTCGGCATCGTGCCGTTGGCGAGTCAGCTCATTGATGCGCCCTTGAGCGGATCGCCGCTCTTTGGCTTGTGGCGTTTCGGCCTGCTGCGACTCTTCGCCGCTCTGTTCCGTTTCTGCCGACTGATCGGCGACCTGTTCTGCAACTGGCGGTGATTCATCGACTACTTCTGCTGCGACTTCTTCGCTCATGGGTTACTCCAGAGTGCCATTCAGCGCGTTATCGACAGGCTGGCCAACCTGCCGCGCGGTATCGTCCTTGCTGATTGCCTGCTGCGCCTCTGCAGCGAGCATCGGAGCGCGAATTGCCTGTAGTTGCGAAGAAATCCAACCCTTCACTTCTTCGACATCAAGCCTATTCTCGGCGCGGATGCGTTCTTTCTCGATCTCAAGCGCCGCATTCGATTGCGACTTTTCGAGTTCTGCAAGCGCCTGCTGCAATGCCTGCTGCAGCTCCTCGATTTTGTCGCCAGCCTGCTGAATGAGCTGCTTCGTCTGGTCTGGCAGTTCGGCTTCTCCGCTGTCGTCGTCGGCAACCAGGGCAGCCGGCATCGTACGTTTGATTCGACCAGCAATCTGCTCTGCATCAGGCCAGTCCATCGCCTCGATAACCTTGTCTCCGGCTACATCCATCAGTTTCGGCCACGACTGCCCGACCTCGATCATTGCGTCGAGCGATTCCTCGCGCAGCGTCGAGTACGACGGGCCAGCCTTCACGATGACATCGTATTTGCCGACAGTGACATCGTTGATAATTTTCTCGGCGACGGAGATTTCGCCTGTTTCCTGCTCAACCAGTTCGCGCTGCGGCTGGTTGATCTTCTCGAATCCTGGCGTTTCGTCCTTGCCGATCGTGCGCACCATGCGCGGGCCTGAATACACACGACGAATTCCTGAAATCAGCACCCGGCCAGCATGGATCAGCGTCTTGTTCAGGTTGTCCGTGTAGTGGAAGTTTGACAGGTCGCCTTGGCGCTTGCGTGATTGGATCGCCTTGCCGCTTGTCTCATTGCCGCGAGCGCCGAGCGAAGCATCATAGACACCAGTCGTCTGTTTGATCTCGTCCGACGCATGCATGGCCATAGCCAGTACGCCGGCCGGGACATCTGCCATTGGCTCCCGAGACGGCTTTGGCGCGAGCGTGCCGTTGACGGTCTTCGGCTTGTATTCTAGATACGAGAACGTCCGCACGTTCGCCTGGCGCCATTCTTCCTCGTGTCCAGCGAACGCACCCTCAGCGCCGATGTACGGTGTTTTCGGGCGCATGCTGACCTCTTCAGTGGCGCTAGTCATCCAATAGTCGTACATCAGCGACGAATCCTTTGCGTCGCGCACGATGCCGGAGTAAGTCACGTCGCCGTCGATGTCCAGTTCGTTCCCGATGACTTGGAAGACTGGGATCCAGTCGAATGGCAGCGTCGTTTCTTCCAGCACTTCCGACAGTTTCTGCTGCCGCGTGCGCGTGCGAGACACGCCGGAATCAACGTAGCCTTGCCCTGCCAGCTTGTACCACCTGATCTCCTTGCGTGCCGTCTTGCGAGACTTCTGGACAGTGACGCCCAGCGGCATCTCGATCAGATCAGACCGCATTCCGGTCTCGCCATTCGACAGCAGCAGCAGCTCGTCTGGCGTTTCATGGACGCAGTAGTATTCAGTGATCAGCAGATCCTTGTCGTCGTCTCCATCCGCAGTCGCATAGCTCGATTCTGGATATTGCGCAGCGATCGATGACGCGGACTCTGTTGAATCCACGAAACAGAATTGCGCGTCCGATCCTGCAGGGCATTTCGCCGACGGGTCGATATGGACCGAGCATGCGTTCCGAATGCGGTCGAACTTGATGACCTGATCGAACGACTCCGGAGCCTCGTAATCGGTGATCAGCCGGAAGAATCCGCGTCCGGCAGCCGTTGCTAGATGGACAGCAGTGTCGTAGCACGTTGCTGCGTCGCTGTCGTACTCGATATGGCGAATCATACCTTCAAGGATGGTAGCCACGTCGCGATCTGCGTCATCATCGACCGGATGCACGTGAATGGATGGTCGGTTCTGCCGTTGATCGTTGGTGATCTGGCGCACGAACGCCGGAAGCTTGTTGATCGTCAGGCACGGTCGCCGTTCTGCCTTGCGCAGCTTCTTTGCGTCCTCCGGCCAGTGCTCTCCATTCAAGAACTTGAGGTCGGCGCGGACATTGGAGAAGTTCTCGTTGTCGGCTGAGACGCAAGCGTCGTAGCGCTTGTTAGCCTGTTCGAGAATGTCTGATTTTTCCTTCTTCATTCCGCCGCCTTCTCTGGTAGTCGCACCATTATTGCTGGGGTCGTGTCCGTTGCCTGTTGCAAAATGCCGAATCCGAATGAAGAATACCACTCCTGCAACTGGTTTGCATCGAGCTGCGAATCGTCGCTAGGGACTACCGACAGCATGACGGCCTGGCCGATGTTGTCTGCGTGCATACAAACCGATCGCATCATTCTTGACGCGATGCCTTCTCGGCGCCGGGAAGCATCGCATTGCACGTTGCTTACCTCAAGAACCTTGTCTCGCATCGACACCGGCAGAGCGTCACTGCGGCCAATGAGGCAGCTTGCGGCGCCGTGTCTGTACGTTACCCCATCCATCCGCCATACCCCATCATTTGCTGATCATCGTCGTCTCGCTTGTCCGACGGTTTGATTGCGGCAATGTCCCTACCGGTGCGCACGAGGTATCGCGACGCATCCATCAGGTGATCGTTCTTCTTCACCACTCGGCCTTTGTCGTCTCTCCGGTAGATCCTGTACTCGTTGATCCAGTCATGGCAGCTTGCGAAGACCTTTAGACGACCGGCAGACAGCAGCGACCAGACATCATAGATTCCCGCCTCGACGGCATTATCAGCCAGCTCGAGTAGCAGGCCGTGCTCACGGTACATCTCGAGCAACTGCATACCGTCAGCCTGAGTGCGACCGCGGCTTGCCGGGTCTATTGCTCCTGGTATCCAGTCACCGCGGCGCTTGATCGATTCAGCATGCACGACAGGCTCAGCCTCGCCGCGGTAATGCTGCGAGTACAGATACGTCGTCTGCGTTGATTGGTCGATTGCGCCCCATATCGCCGCCGTCCGATTCCAGCCGACATCCATCCCGTAAGCGCGCGGAAAGTGGTCAGGAAGAACGAAATCAGGCACGACAATATCGGACTCCGGAACCGGGTAGATTGCGCCGCTACCGAGCGCCGGAATTCCTTTTGTGCGTGCGTCGCGCTGGAATGGCATGTACGACGCGAAAAGCATCTCCTTGACGCGCTCATCGAGGTGCGGAACGTCGTCCCATGTCGCCATGATGACGAAGCGCGATGACGCCTCGTCGGTGCAGTCGCGAATATCGCCGCCAGGCAAAAATGACATCACCACGTCGCTGAGTCCCGACAGTGGGGTGAAGGTCAGGATCATCAGGCCTTTGGTCGTCGCAGTCCGAGTCAGGCACTCCTCATACACATCAGCGGGCGGCTCCTCGTCGAGCCAGATAAAGTCCTGCTCTGTTCCTTGGAACGATAAACGGCCTTGATCGTATGACTTGAAGCCGAGCCGAGAGACTCCGCCAGACTTGTGCTGCACAAAGACAGCCTCGACGCCATCAGGAACGCCAGGCTGCGGCACGATCCGCAGCAGGCTGTCGACTGGTATCAGGCCAGTGCCGCGCATATCCTTTGGCCCGAGCAGTTTTTCTGTCAGGATGTCGCGCACGGTCTGGCGCGTGTCGCCGGCTGCCCATCCCTTCGTTGGCTTCGCGAACTTGCGCCCTTTCCACCACTTAGGATAGATGCCGGTCAGGTGCAGCGCGACCTCGTAAGCGCCGACGCCCTCAGTTTTTCCAACACGGTTCGCCGCCATGAACATACGCTGCTGATACCGCGCTCCGGCCGCGAAGAAGGCTAGGTGCTTCGGGTACAGTTCGCGCCGCAGCGGGCCTTCGTCTGGATAGTACGTCAGCCACTTGCGGCCGAGGACACGGCGCTCGCGCTCAATCAGCAGGCTCAGCAGCTCCTCACGGTGCGCGCGAGGCATAGTAGATAGTGCAGATGCGTCGATCACTCGCCAGGCGGGACAGCAAGCCGAGCAATCCGGCTGTTAAGGTCTTCGTCGGCCATGTCGCTGATCTGCATCTTGCCGGTCAAGTCCTGTTTGAGACGGTCGGCGTATTTCTCAGGCAGTGCACCTTTGAGCATGAAGATCAACAGAGTGTCCGAGTACTTGCGCTCGACGCCGACGACCTTTCCAGCCTGGTAGATCGTGACGTCGTATCCCATCTGCCCGCGCCGGATCGCTTCATCCTCGAGCACTTCGGCGCCGCGAGTGAGCGCACGCTTCCAGTCGGCGGCGAACTGCGGGTCGTCCTCGCGCCAAAGGTACATCGTCTGGCGCGACAGACC